GCCGGGCCAGCCTGGCGGCCTCGCAACGCGCCAAGGGCTATCGGGAACAGGCAGCCTCGTTGCGGGCCCAGGCGGCCGTCTACAGCGGCATCACGCCCTACGTCGGCGGGATCTCGGAGAGCGACAAGGACGCCATCGAGGATGATAGCGATCGGGTCCGGCCGCTCTTCGTGAAGGGCTGGGATGATATCCCCGGGACCGGCATCGGCCGGGGATCGACGGATGACTGATGCCCTGGGAATACGAATGGGCGCTCGACTTCTTCCGGGATACGGTGACGCTCCAGACCTTCTCGACGGTCGGCGCCTATGGCAACCAGGCCTATGCGAGCAGCAGCGGTGCCACGGTCTACCGCGCCTACCTGGAACGGGGGGAGCATAAGGTGATGGCCGCCGATGGCACGGAAGCGGTGGCAACCTTGGCGATTTTCTTGGGCCAGACGACTAGCGGTGGCAGCGTGCCGAGCCCCAGCGTCAAGGATCGGTTTATCCTGTCGGACAGTTCCAGTTCGACCAATCTCCCGCGGCCCTTGAGCATCGAACGCTGGATCGATCCCGAATCGACCCAGAACTACCTAGCGGTGGTGCACTGTGCCTAGATCGGTGACGGCTGTCCTGTCCACGGTGGAGGTCTCCGGTACCAAGGAGATCCAGAGAGCGCTCCGCGCCTTGGGGCTTGAGGCGCCGAAGGCGGTTGCTACGGCGCTCTATCAGGAAGCCGAGGCGACGATGACGGATGCCAAGGTCTTGACGCCGGTGGATACGGGGAATCTCCGGGCCTCGGGCCACGTCGCGTTGCCGGTCATCGATGGCCCGGTCGTGAGCATTGTCATGGGATTTGGCGGTCCCGCAGGCTCCGGGAATCACGCCGGCCAGAGCAATCCGGAGGACGTGGGCTATGCCGTCTGGGTCCATGAACGGGTAGAGGTACACCATCCCGTGGGCCAGGCCAAGTTCCTCGAAACCGCCGTTCAACAACGGAGCGGTGGGGTAGCGTCCCGGCTCGGAACACATCTCTGGCGGTCGTTTGAACGGATCGTAGGCCATGGGGCTGCTTGATGACATCGAATCCCGATTCACCAGCCAGAGCGTGGCCGGCGCGGCTGGCACGACCCAGGTCACCGATACTGGGTGGCTGGTCACGAAGAGTTTCATGCCGCCCGACCCCGATAAGTGCATCACCATCTTCGAGACCGGCGGCTATGCGCCCGAAGTGCGGTCAGATCTCAACCGGCCCACGTTCCAGATTCGGGTGCGCTCCAGTCGGACGGATACGGATAGCAATGCCTACTCGACCGGCCGGGATAAGCTCCAAGGCTGTTGCGATGTGCTCCACGGATTCGCCAGTACGACCATCAATGGCCGCTACTATGCGGCGATCTACGCGCTCACCGATGCGATTGCCTTGGCATTCGATGACGAAGGCCGGCCGCTACTGGGCCAGAACTTCCTGGCACTCCGGAGCCGGACCACGTAAGGAGTTGGTATGGCGACTGGTTCGATTGCTGCACGCTCAGGGTTGATCGCCCTCAGTACGGGGGCCTCCGCAGGGGGATCGGACGCGATTGCCGAGCTCCGCAACGTCCAGCTCCGGGTGCACCGCGACAGCATCGATGCCACCTCGAACGATTCCTCGGGCTGGCGAGAACTGCTTCCCGGGACCGCTAGCTGGAGCGGGACGGCGGAAGCGCTCTATGTCCCGACGACCTCAGCCACGCAGTACAAGCTCCGGAACGCGCTCAGTTCGGCCGCCAGCGTGGCGTTCCTGTTCCAGCCATCGACTGCGGCTTCAGGGACCTATTCCTGGGCGGGGACCGGCTACGTCGAGGACTACGACATCGGCGGGAATACCAACGATGCGTTCCTGACCAACGTCACGATCCAGGGGACCGGAGCGCTGACCGAGAGTACCAGCACCTAACCTATGACGGCGGCCGTGGAGGGTCGCTATGGAGTGGTCCGCCAGCGCCGAGTCAGTGAGACGGCGCTGGCGAGCGACACCTTCACCGAATCGACCAACATGCCACTCCAGAACCATACGCCCGATAGTGGCGGCGGCTCCTGGGTCACGAGTACCACGGATGCCTGGTTGCTGGAGGGCACGTCGGGAGCGACATCTGTCAACATCGCGAGCCGCGTCTGGGCCCGCTGGGGTACCGGGTTGGCGGACGACGCCTTCACGCTGCAAGGAGAAATCACCCGCGGACCCGCGGATGGCACCGCCCAGGAAGGCGGGCTCTGGGCCTTGGCGGCTGGCACCGTGGGTGAAGGGGCGGCGTTCCTCTGGCGGCGGACGGGAGCCGGGATCACCAGCCATTTCCTGGAACGGCGCAATTCTACGGGAGGGGTGGTCCAAACCGCTACCCTGGGGACCAACCTCCCGCCCAGCGTGGGGGAAATGCTGACCATGCGACTCACGGTCGATGGCTTGGACGTGACCTGTGAATACCTGACGACCGATGCGGGCAGTACCTGGACCACCCATACCGCCGTCACGCTGACGGATGATCTTCGGGACGGGAACCATACCTTCATGGGGATCATGGGAAGCCGGAATGGCGTTTCGACCCGGACCTTCGTGGACGATCTGACGGCCACGCGGAACTATGCCGATGTCGGCGAAGTCCGGGAGTGGCGCATCGCCGCCCACCAGGAGGTAGTGGAAACCTCCAGTACTGATGCCCGGCTCATCATTCCCGGAGAACGATCCTGGCAGGCTACCGCCCAGGCGCTCCATCTGGGGGCGGACTTCTCGCAAACCGAAATCCGGGACGGCGTGATCGTGCCCCGTTCGCTGTCGTTCCAATTCTATCCGACGACGGACTCCACGGGCTACATCTGGAGCGGGGATGGATACGTGTCCGACTTCGCGTTTGGCGGTGACACGCAGGGCGCGATGCTGGCGAATGTCGTAATCGATGGCGATGGTCCCCTGACCGAAGGGAGTTGACGATGGCGATGGCGGTGCCGATTGAATTGGCGGGCACTCAACACTGGCTGCGGTACGATCTCAATGCGCTGTCCGTGATTGAGGAGCGGCTGAACATCAGTCTTGTGGACCTGAAGGATCTGCCCATCTCGATGCGATTCACCCGTACCGTGTTGTGGGCTGGCCTGCTTCACGCAGAACCCTCCCTGACCGAACAGATGGTTGGGGCCTGGGTGGACGGCAGCAACTTCGCGGCGGTGAGCGAACAGATTCTCCGGGCCTTCGCCTTGGGCTTTGGCGAGAATGGGAAGGCGGCTGGTGCCCCAAACCCTCCCGAGCCGGCTGGCACGAGCTCCAGCGTGCCGCCTACGCCTTCCTCGAGCTGAGGGGGCGTGCGTTCTGGCGTTCCACGCCGGCGGAGTTGGAGGCCCAGGTCGCGGGAGCAAGGGATCGGGAACAACGGGACCGTCAACGGGATGCCTGGATGCTGGCCAATCTCCTCCAACCGTTCAGTAAACAGCGACTCCGACCACGGGATTTCTACGTGCCCGAGACAGCAACCAGCGGATTGAGCAAGGCGCAGAAGACCGAGGAGTTGCTGCGCCGGCTGGAAGCCCAGGGCCACATTGCGCCCGAGGGACCGCATGCCTGAATCGGTGACGGTCGGCGAACTCCTGGTCCGCATCCGGGCCGATGTGCGGGATCTCGAAGCGGGCTTGCGGAAAGGTCAACAGGGCTTCGATTCCTTTTCCAGTCGGACCCGACCGGGACTCCGGGCGGTTGAAAATGCGTTCCGCAATATCACCTTCGCTGTCGCTGGTGTGCCTGGTCCGGTTGGTCGGCTTGCCAGTTCCTTAGGTCGTGTCATCGGTCAAGGGGTTGCACTTACAGCAGGGTTTCTGGTGGCTGGCGCCGTCATCGGCACCTTTGTGCGTCGGATGGCTCAAGTGCAGGAGAAAGCGACGGCAGCAGCCAAGGCATTGCGTGATATCCCCAAGGAGGCCCAAATCCGTCTCAACCTCGAACAGGTAGAGAAAGGCGTCACACAACTTCAACACATCAGTACCTGGCTGCAGGGCCTCTTAGGCGGTGCCGCAGCGTTAGGAGGACCGCTCGGTGCGGCGTTCGGTGGTATTCTCGAACGCCTCCTTGGCGGTGCTGCCAAGAAACTGGCGGAGTTTAGTAAGGCCACGGCTGACGGCGTGCGAAACATCGCGCTGGCAGTCAAGGATGCCGAGAGTGCCTCGGCCCCCTATTTCGCCCGGTGGGAACAATTCGATGCGCAGGCTCGTGTGTGGGCGCGCCGGAATGTGATCAGCACTCTGGTCGGTGAACAGAAGGAGGCGTTATTGGAGGCTGAATCGGCATTAGTCAAGTGGACCGAATCCTGGCAGCGATGGGATCAGCAGGCGAGACAGGCCGCTGAACAACTCCGGATTCAGCAAATCGTCTTCGAGATCACCGGAGGCGCAGGGGGATTGCCCTCTGATCTACAAAAGCGGATTGATGCGTTTGTTCAGCAGGTTCGTGAGACGCTGCAAGCGGCACAACGCGATGTGGATATACAAGAAACAGCGCTTGCTGTCGGTTTCACGATTGGGGACTATCTCTCGCAAGGGGTTCGTGCAGCGCTGGACCGGAGTCTCGGAGACTATGTCAAGGCCGCATTGAAGGACGTCGCGGCACGGTTGATTTCTGGGGCGATCTTTGCTGGTATCGGATTCCTGATTGGCGGGCCGGCCGGTGCGGCCGCTGGATTCACGGCCGGTTCGGGTATCCCAGTTTCTACAAGGAAGAGTCCCAATCTTGCGGGTGCGGGCCTCATGGCCATGGATCTCTCGAAGATGCCAGCGGCTACCAACCCCTTGGCGGCTACGCGGGACGCCCAATGGCAGGTGTTCCTCAAGGAATCGCTGTTGGTCGGCCGGGCGGGAGGATTCCGTTAGCGATGGCCAATACCCAGTACCTCGGCACCAATGCGGGCTTTCAGTACACGACCAGCCCGAGTAGCACGACCTACAACCAGCAATTTAAGCTGGCCGTGCCGCTGCGGGATGTGCGGCCGTCCTACCGGGTGGCGCAATTCGTGGCCGAATCGCTCGACTTCCGGGCCCGACAGGTGCTCACCATCAGCTCGGGCGTCTATGAAATCGTGGCCACGCTCCGCTACAACGACGATCAGCAGCAGTTGATTGACTTCCTCAAGTACGGGGTC